TCGATTATTTCTATTCGACCGCCCGCGTTCGTTATTGTAACGTCCATTTAAAAGTTATTTCTATTAAAAATACTTCTATTTCCACGAACCGAACCTAAATAAGCCGTTCCCGTTTTGTTTATTCGACAGCGAAAATTGCAGCTTGTTTCCCATTCGGGGTACGTTTCCGAATTATCGTTTAAGAAATCAATTAATCTTTTTGCGTATTCCTGAGCTGAACCCCGCGCCGCTTGAATGGTCCTTTGCAAAGTTGGTTCGGGTACTAAATCGCTAAAATCCGTTTTCTTAGAAACAACCCCGTAAGCGGTAACCGTTGTTTGATTTTGCGAAAGTAAACGAGCGTAAGCCGAATAACAAAGAAACCCCGCGTATTCGTTTTTCAATTCGGGGTAAAAGTAAGTCGCTGGAAATGTAGGCGGCGAAACTTCGGTAAAAAGTTTTAAATATAAATCCTTTCCTAAAAGTTCGTATAAATCTAATTCCTGAGCTTCGATAATATACGGATCCAAACGCGCTTCGGGTACATTATCGGAAATTGCCCGAAACAATTGAATATCTGAAACCGAAATTAATTTAATTGTTTGCATTTTTTCTGAATGGGTTTAAAATTTGTTCAATTTGCTCAACACCTAAAACAGGAAACGAAGCCCCGATTATTGCCTTTGCAGTTTCAAAAGGGTAAACGCCGTTTGCAACGTTAGTTAATATATCAGTCAATAAATTGATTTGAACGCGATTTAATGCGTTTTGCGGCGTTTTAATATCCGTTTCGATATTCTGTATTGAATTATTATTTTGAGCCGTTAAAACCGTTGTTTCAACATTTGCCCCCGTGTTCAATTGTAAAGGCAAAATCGTAACTACTTTTCCAATTAATCTTGAAAACTGTTCTTCGAAAACAATTCGATCGGGTTCCGTTTCTGAATTGTAAATAATATACGCTTCTATTAATTCCGAACTTGTTGCTAAACTTCCCGGCTGCAATACCCCCGCTAAAATATTAGGAATCGCAAAACATTTAACAATCGCTTGTTCTACGCTTTTTTCGTGGTATTCGAAACGAGTATCAACACCCGAACCCGCGTTAAAAGGTGTGAACGTTGGCGCTTGTTGACCCGGTTCAACCTCAACGTACATTATATTTCCCGCCCCGTCCGCGCCTTGAAATTCCGTTAAAACTTGTTGCTTTTCAAAACGTATTTTTTCAGATTCCGAAACCCCGAAATCGATATACATTCCCGAACTTGTAAACGATGTTCGAATGTTTTTGTTTTTATAAAGTTTCGCTTGGTAATCCGTTTCAATATCTTCAGCAACGGGATCCGCTAAACCTACGGGGTAAGCATTAAATCCAGCTTGAGAATACCAAAGAACTTGACCGGGATATTTTGCCGCTTTTTCTGCATAACTCAAACCTTCAAGTTCGTTTATTTCCTCAATTACTTTTGAAGGATCGAAACGGTTTAAATAAACAATATCCGCGCGATTAAACTTTGTTATTTGGCTGGAACCGTCCCAATTATTATAATATGCAATTTGCCCGTTCAAAGCCAAGCGCGTGTCCTGAAAAGGCATATAATTACGTTCGATAATTTGCCCTAATCCGTTGTATTTTACGTGAACCGCAAAACCATATAAAGCCGCGTAATCATTCGCGCAAAGGTTCAATAACTTATCCATTGTAACCCCGTTGCGATTCGTTACGGATTTATAAATTAATGGATCGGAAAAACCGCGCCCAACTATAAACCTTCGAAATCGATTTACGCAACGTGTCGCAACACCTGAACACGCGATTAAATCGACCATTCTTTGCGGGTAACTATTATCGGAATCCCAACCTAATATTTTTTCCTGTTTTAACGAAGTAATAATTAGCCGCTTATTACTGCGCGGGATTGTTATTCGGCTGCCGTGTTCCATTTCGAAAAGAATGATTTAATTAATTTGTTTTTTTTGGTAAACGCCCGCCCCTTTTTTTTGTAATCTTTGAAAGTTTCGGAGCTTCAAATTTACTTGAATCAATGTGAGTTTCTTCGATTACTTCGGGTACGATTTCTTCGTGTAAAGTTTCCAAAACCTTTTCCGCTTTCGCTGGCTTTTCAATCAATTGAAAAAACTTTGAAAATTGCGGGTTAAGTTTTAAAATCGCATCAATTTTTTCATCTGTTGCGTTTTCAGGTGTAATAGTATCGGGGCTTCCAAACATTCTAAAACGTGTGGTTAGCATTTTGTATTTCTTTAAATTTCCCATTTGTTTTTTTTTGATTTGTTTAAATTCAGAATTCAAATTTACTGAATTATCCCAACCCTCGCCCAAACTACTTATTTTCTTTAATTCAAAGTAAGCATCGACCGCACATTGAAAGCACTTAAAACCTCTCGGTTCGCGCCCTGTAACCGCTTTATAAATTACAAAAACCCTTTGCATCGCATCCCCTTTTCGAGAATGTAGCAAAGGGCTTTTCAATTCGTCCAGCTCCGAAATTAGCTGGCTTAAAATCACGGTGTAAATAAACTTTCTAAGAATGCTTTTGTAGTTGCGTAACTTGTATCAAACAAAGTTGCTGGCAAATAAGGTTCTTTGATTTGCTCAGAAGAACTCAAAGTAATAGTATAAGCCCCTTGCGTTTCAGCATCGTTTACAACGCGCGTTAAAACATTAATTGTTAATCCTGAACGCAAACCATAGATTTCAAAAGGAACTTCACCCGTAGAACCTTTGAAATTGTTTTCCACAATTGCAACCATTTTAACGTTTGTCATATATTCCAACTGTTGTTTAATATCGCTTGCATTATCAAAAACTCTGAAAATACATTCGTGATTAAACGTGTTTGAATAACGCGCTTTTACTAAAGAAGCCGTTGGATCGATTGAGTTATTTTTTCCCTCAACTCTATAAAGAAATGCGCCCGCTTCTAAAGTAAAACTTTCGATCAAATTCGGGTTTGCTATATCTTCTACAATCGTAGCTATATCAGCGAAATTCACTAAATATAACATATCTTTTACACCCGCCGAAATGGGCTTGGTGCAATCTAAAAAAATGTCGGCATTTATACCGGGACAACTTACGCTTGGCATAGTTTTATTTTTTTTATTTGTGAATAAAAAGCGGGGAAAAGTTAATTCCCCCGCGAATTAATTAATAAGCTGCTTGAATTAAATAATCTTGCAAAAGTTTTGCATCTACGCGATACTTTCCTTTAAAATTATTTAGCTCAGTATCTTCGGAATAATAAACTTTAAAACTTTCCGCATCCGCTAATTTATCGCTTCCAACCGCTAAATTCATTTTAGTTGTTAATAACGCGCGGTGTGGCAAATCGTAAGTTGTACCATTATCGAAATCCGCTTGAATTGTGCGGTCCCAAAAATCAATTCCGTAAATCGTAACGTTACGGAAACGAAGCGTTGAATAACCGTTTTCAATGCGAATAAATGAAGCATCGGTTCCCTGAGTTTCTAAATAAACCGCGTAATTTTCCAACAAAGTAGTAGTACAAAGTAGAATTTTATCGGGCGCGCTTTTTAAACGTGAATCCGCCGCTGCCATCATTTTTTGAAAAGTTGTAAACGCTTTTCCAGCCGCTAGATTTAATTGAGCGACTTTAGAAACACCCGCATTTTCAGAAATTGCAGTTAAACGAGCTGGCGTTGCAGCAACAACCGCGAAAATTTGTTTCCACAAACCATCGATAATGTCGTAATCTGTTAAAGAAACGCCGTTTTTAATTACACCGCCACCCGAAACATTATCCGCATCTTTATCGTTAAACCAAATAATACGAAGTAAATCTTCTTGAGCCGCTGCAGTCATACGATCAACAACAAACGAAGCGATTGTAGTTCCTGTAACATCGCTGCGATCCATTCCCAAACGTTGAGCATAAACCCAAAATGAGTTAATCAAATCTTCGGCGCAAAGTTGCAACCAAATTTTAAGGTTTTCAGGTTCCCAAAACTTTTCAGTCATTGGAATATTATTTGCGGAAACACCCGAACCGCAACCCGCATCTTTTTTGGTAATTTTTGACAAAGTACCTAAAAACGGAATTTGTTTTTTCGTAACGATTCCATCATAAACCGTCATTAAATCCGCAACCGCTGGATTTTCAAAAATACTTTCTATTACTGCTTCGCCTATGTCGCGAGCTTCTTGACCGTTGAAGGTCAAATCTGAAGGATCTAAAATCATTTTTTTATTTTTTTAAAAGTTAATTAAATTAGTTTTTTGCTCTTTGATTTGGTTTGATTGCGCTTTTATCAAAAGACGAAACCGCTTTTGTTTTTGCTGCACCTTCAGCGCGTCCCGGTCCCGTTTGTACGGTACGTTGTGCTTTTGCGCTTGGTGTAAATTCGCCCGTAATATTTGAAAGGTTTGCAATGATCGGTTGAACTTCAGCTAAAGCCGTTTCAAGTTCTACGATACGCGCCTGTAATTCCTCAACAGATTGAGCAACAACGGGGTTAATTTCGGTAATTAAACCGCTAACCGTTACGATTACTAAACCGCTATCAAGTGTATGCGTTCCATCGGGTGCATATTCTCCCGTTTCAACCAAATAAACTTCGTCCCCAATTGCTGGTTCCGCGGCTTCGGTTTGAATAAAAATAGCGGTCCCGTCCTCTAAAAAAGCATCGAGATTTTTTACCGCTTCACCCGAAAGGGCTTTCAAAGCGCGTTTTGCAATCGCTTTAAAGTTTTGTAAATTAAAGTTTGGCTTGTTCATTTTTGTTTTAATTAAATTATTGTTAGAATTGTTTTCGTTATATAATGCAACCGCTTTCATTGTATCAATTACCTCAGTCGCAAAACCCATTTTCACCGCTTCACTCGCGGAATAATAAGTTTCTATTTTCATCCAATTTAAAATTTCAGCTATATCAATTCCAATTTTTTTGGAATAAAACTTTGCTAACATTTTTTCTTCTTCCTTCAACATCGACGCGTATTTTTGCATCGAAGCCGCGTCCCCTTCATTCGCGCCCCACGGGTTATGAATCATAAATTCGCTATTGCTGGTAATTTTACGAACGGGTGCCGCTAAAAAAATAACCGTTGCAATACTTTTACATTCGCCCTCTGCAATTGTTTCAAGATTAAAACCTAATTGTTTGGATTGCGAAACTAAGTAATCGTATATCGCATAACCCTCCGAAACAAAACCGCCTGGCGAATGAATGTGAGCCGTTACCGTTTCTCCTGAATGTACCGCGCCCAATTGTTCAATAACATTTTTTAAAAAAACGTCTTGCCCTATTACGCCGTATAAATAAATATGGTGGTTCATTTGTCAAAAGTATTTTATTAAGTAAATTAAAAGTTTATCATTAAGATTGTAAATTACTTTTCGCTAATCCATTTTAACGCTCTATAAATAGTTTGGATTCCGCATTGATATTTTTGCGCCGCGTTATAAATTGCATCCATTCGCGTTTGTCCTATCTTTTGGAACGTGTCAACATCGAAATAAATGTTTCTGTATTTAATTGCAAATGGTTCTATTAATCCAGCTTTATAAAGTGAAATTATTTCGCCCGAATCGCTTAGGCGTTTTATAATTTCTAATCGAGTTTCTTGTTTAGATCGTTCCATTTACGCGGACCTCTGAATAATCAGATTGTTTTTTGTTTATATCCGTAACCCTTACCACAGGAGAAATGCCCGAAATAGCCGAAATAAGGCGCTCAGTTGAATCATTTGCCGCCGTTGGTACATTTGCCCCGCCGAAATTAATAACGCCCGTTGCGAAGCGATTTCGAGTATTTAGGAATTCAAGTAAGCCGGGATAATTAGTTTGCGCAAAATTAGTTCCCCTCGCGGTTATAACCGATTCGCCCCTTGAAAGCCGCGCGGGTATCGAATCGCTTGTTTCAGTTCCGGGACCATTTAACCCGATTACACCCTTTGCAAAGCCCGGAGCCGCTGGCGGCGGTTGGGATTGTATCGCGGAAATTTGCGCCGCCGTTAGTGCCGCCGTTGTTATAGCTGCAATTGCGCCCCCGATCGGTCCTAATTGCGCAAAGCCCTGAATGATTGCTTGCGCCGCACCTATTAACGCTTGCGCCGTTGCAAATGCTTTGTCGGTTTCAAATTGTTTTTTTGCAATTTTATATTTTTCTTGCGCCGACTTTTTATTGATTTCTTTAATCCTTGCAGCTTTTTGTTCTTCGTTTAAAGTTGAATTATTAACCGCGTCTATTTCAGCTTGCGCGCCTTTGTCAATGTTATTTAATTGAGTTTCGAATCCTAAATTAACAATTTCCTGAACTTTGTTTAATCCCGATCCAATAGCTTCGACCGCTTTAGCTGCTTTTTCTACGTCTTCATCTGAAAGCCCTAAACTTTCTCCGAATGTAGGTTGATCGGTTTTTACTTCGCCTAATCCTTTTCGCGCCGCTTCTAAAGCCGTTTGAATGGTTTGAATTCCTTGTAATTCAGTTTGAGTTATTAATCCATCCGCACCCGCAAACTGAGCCGTTAACGCTAACTGTTGCTCTAAACTTTTTATTTGAATATCCAGCTTTGCCGCTTGCTTTTCGGCTTCCGTTGCGGTGCTTAAATCGACGGCGTCCTGATCTAATTTTAATTGCGCGTTTAAAGCTGCAATTTGATTATTAAAATCTTCGGCGGCGAAAGTATCTTTTATTTTTTGAATTTCCGCTTGTTTTAATTTTTCTATTTCGGCTTCGGTAAATCCTTGAGCGATTAACGCCGTTTCCTTTTGTTTAAACGCGTTTTCCTGAATAGATAATCTATTTGCTAAAGAATCCGTTTCAATCGCTAACAACTGAGCTTCGACCGCCAGCGCGTTATCAATTACCTTTTGCCCTTTTTCTTTTTCGGCTTTTTCTAAATCTTCGTCAAATTTTAATAAAGCGGTTTGTTTTTGGGCTTCGATTTTTGCGCGTAACTGAATTTCCTTTTCTCCATTCCCAACTAAAACGGCGGCTTTATCTTCAAAAGTTTTAGCTAACTTTTCACGCGCCGTCAAATTAAATTCGTTTTCCAGCGAAGACAAAGTTTCAGCGTATTTTTTACGTTCGGCTTTTGCATCTTCAGCGGCTTTTTTATTATCCTCTTTTATTTTATCGTTTTTTTCCGTTTCTGTTGCAATTTCTTTTGCGGCGGTTTCCGCTTTTGAATCTAAAACTTCCTGTTGTAAACCTTGAATCTGACGGCTTAAATTTATTTGTTCTTTTGCGCTAACATTAGCAGCTTTTGCTAAATTTAATTGCGCTTGCAATTGCAGGATTAATTTATTTGTCGAATCCTCGAAACTTTTTGCTTTTTGTTTTTCTAAGTCAATAGTTGTTTTTCCAGCCGCTGAAGCTAATTTAATTTGTCTATCAAAAGTTGCCCCAACTATCGAATTATAACGGTCGTATGAATCCGATGCGCTTTCGATTGCTACTGCTTGTTTACTAAATTGTTGAGCGGCGGAATTTGCGGCGCGTTCCTGTTCTGTTGTTAATCCAAGAAAATCAGTTACCGCGTTTTTAATATCGTCAAAATAAATAATTAATGCGGCAATTCCACCAATTAAAGCCGCAACACCTAAAGTTGCAATTGCCCAAGCCGCTCCAGAAGCAACCCCGAACGCTTTTGTTATAACAGTTAAAACAGTTGTGCCACCTGATAAAATCGCATTCCCAGCAATTAATGTTTTTTGCCCGGCTGCTGCAAACGTATCTATAATCGCGCCCCTTTCTTTTACGATATTTGAAATATTTTGCCCAATTGCAAGGGCTTTTGTACTTGCTGCAAGTGCATCCGTAACGTTTTTATTTTCGCCAAAAGCCAATTTAACCAATTCCGAAGCCGAAGCCGCCGCCGCGCTTGTTGCTACAAAATCCTTTAAACCTTTATTTGCTGCTATGGGTTTATCTTCAGCTCCTAATTTTTTTATTTTATCCTCAACATCATTAATTGCTAATCCTAATTTTTCCGCTTCTTGTTGAGATTCGGTAAATTGAATTGAACTTGGATCTGTTGCCTCAATTGTTTTTCGCAATTCGTCCAACTTTGCCCGCATTAATTCCAAAGTATTTTGGTAATTACCTACGTTTTGATTCCCTTGCTTAATACCAGCGTTAAAAAGCAAAAGACCTTCCCGCGCGTTATCTACTTGCTCTTTTGCTTTAAAATAAGCATCCGTAAAAGTTACGGTCCCGTCTGCATTTGTTTTTAAAGTTCCTGTTAAATTCTTTAATTCAATTTCCGCTAAAGTTGAATTTCGCAAAAGTTGTTCGTAGGAATCTGCATTTGCGTTTAGTGCTTGGGCTTGAATAAATAATTGACGTTCGTTATTGGAAATTTCTTTATTTAAAAATTTAATTTCCGTTGCGGTTTTAATATACGCGTCTGTTACTTCGCCTTGATTTTTTAAAAGTGTTTTATTTTGCTCTTTTAATCCAGCAACTTGGTTTTTTAATTCAGCCGTTTTTTTTATTACGTCCTCACTCTTAAATTGAATGTCTAATATTAAAGTTTGCGTTTCAGCCATTGTAAAAAGTTTTTAAAATTAATTATCCAATTCGTAATAATTCAACCGAAGTCGATTCGCTTGAGCTGGTAAAATCTTTAATCTCCTGAACGTAATAAAACCCCGAAGGATTTTCTAAATAAATAGGAATTGAAAAATCGAAATCCTGAATGTCAAATTCAGTTAAACGAAAATCTAATTCAATTTTTAAAATGTTATTTGTGATTCCATTAAATAAACTTTCGTAAAATGTTTGGTATAAATAATCCCATTGCAAATTGAAAGTTTGAAAACTTTGTTGCTCAAAACCTAAAAACGGAATGTTAGTGTTTTCGGTAACATTTGCTTCGCCGAAACTTGAATAAATAACTTCGGTGTTCTGAGTAAATAAAAACGCAATGCGCGGGGCTTTATTAAATTTCATCATACTTTTATAAGTATAATTTGAATTTAATTGAATTTCAGGATTGTAATTATTTAAAAAAATAGTATTAAAACTTTTATTTAATAATCTCGAAAATCTTGAATAATTAAATAAACTTTTTATATAATCGATTTCTTTTGGTAAACTTTCGTTTTCAATATTTATCGAATAACCAAAAGTTGCATCGGGTAAATATTCAAAAGTATTTAATTGCCCGTACCCATCAACTTTAAATGTAAATGTTGGTTCGTTTGATAAATCAATTTTACTTTGCCACTCTTTCGCAATCGATTTATTTTCATTCAATTCGTTAAACATCATTAACCGAATTGTTTTATCGTATTCGTTAACAATTGGAATTATTCCAAATAAATTCGAAATCTCTTTTATAAAAGTTCCGCACGTCCAATTCGGTAAACTTTCCTGAATGTTATATAATCGATTGTAATGAGAAACAGGAGCGTTTGTAATTTGCTCAATATTGAACGTTAAACTATTTATTGTTAATGAATTATTAGCAAAAGAACCCGGAGCATTTAAAACCTCAATAAAGGCGTAAACTTTTGTATTTTCCGAACCCGTTAAATTCGGGTTTAAAGTTGTTTCGATAAAATCTTCAAAAGCGCAATTAACTATTATTTGCCCCGTATGGTTTCCCTGTGTTGCAGTTTGAAAAGTATTAAACGGAAACCCGTCTATCGAATCTATTGAGCCGTCTAAGGTCCTGTAAACATTTAATTGTAATCCAGCACTTACGCCGTTACCGGGGAACGCTTCAATTACCGTAATATCGTAATCTAAAACAAATCGATAATTAGCTGGAATCTGTAAATAATAAAAAAAGCCGTTTGGAGTAACATTCCATTTGTCAACAAAAGCCCCGCCCGTTGTATTTTCAATTAAATCGTAATCCTCAAAATTGAAATAAAAATTTAAAGGATCGCTAATATAAGTTTTCGGGGTGTTTGAAATAAATTTACATTGTAATTCTTCAAGGTTTCGCGCACCTACTTTGCAATCGATTACAGGCATTAATAAGTTTTCGAAATAACTTTCATCCCACGGACCGCCGTAAAAAGTATAACCGAAAGTTTCGCCTATTTTTTGAAATAAGTATTTAACGAAAACCGAAGGAACTATTCCGAAACAATTTAATGAAGTTGTAAATTGACTTTGATAACCTGAATCGTGAATAGCGTATATATAACCGTCGTTAAAATCATTCCCGATTGAATTAATCATTTCGGTTTTTGTCCATAAATGATCTAAATCTATTAAATCTAATTCACGCAAAAATGTTTTTTTTATTAAATCAAAGAAAACGGCATTATCGGAATTAATTAAAACTTCTATTCTATCGCTTAAACTTTCAAAACTGAATTGCGCCGCGTTCATTATTTCGATTCCATTTGCGGAAACCGAACCCAATTGCTTTATATATTTTTTTGTGGAATTATCACTTCCCTGAACCATTCCGATTGAAGCTAAATTTTTCGCCGTTGCTGGTAAATTTAGTTTGTTTGTAAAGCTCGATTGACGTTCCAGCGTTCCAATATTTGCGACGCGCTTAGTAGTGGAAATAATAGTTCCCGAATCTAAATCTAAAGGCGTTTCACCGATTTTAATTATTTGATTCATTACGCGTATTGATTAAAATATTTCGGTTTAACAAAAGTTAATTCGATATTAAAGTAATCGTCTTTAGTTGAACGAATATTAAATGTACCCGGCTCAACTCGAACCCCGATCCATTTTGAAAGGTCTTCATTATACCAATAAATTTTCGGGCTTGTTGGTAAAACTTTTAATCCTTCGGCTTCGTTTCTTGTTAGCGTATTGCTGCCAACTTGAACCGCTGGCGAAACATTCTTAAAAGTTACGTTTTCAAAATCTTTTGTATCGGAAATATTATCGAAATAACTTTCATAGTTATTCCCGTTCTCAACTTTGAAGCCTTCGTAAATTTTGCCTTCAAATAACCAATAATCCCAACCGCCTAAGGTATTAAGCCACTTAACAAAGAAAGTGTTGCAGGATTGCTCTATTGAGCGTTTAACGTTAATTGTGATCGGGGCGAAAGCATCTAAAAACAAAGGTGAGTCAATACGCCCAAAACGAAATTCTATTTTTTTCGCCTTTTCAAGTTCCCCCGCTAAAAGTGCAGCTTCAAAAATTGGTAAAACATTTAACCTCGCCAAACAAACAAAATCAGTAAAAATAAACGGGTCGGAATCATATTCCGTTATATTTCCGTTTGCTTGGGTTATCGTGTATCGTACAAAATAATCTTCGTAACCTATATTCATATTTTGATTACCCAAAAATGAAAGCGAAAAAGGAAACCCGAAAAAGTAAACAGGGTTTTCAAATTGCGTTATAAATTGCGGCATCAATTCGGGATAAACTTTCGTTCCTTCGGTATTTCCAAAATATTTATTATAATAACCGTTGTTCGGGTCCCCGATTTGAAACGCGCCCGCAATGCAAAATTTAACGTCCTCAAGTGCAAAATAATTAACCCAGCTTTCAGAACTTCCGATCCAATTGTCCTTTGTCGCAAAATAAAATGGGGAATATAAATTTAAATCTTCGGTTCTAATTTCAGTTTCAACAATTTGAAAATCGGTAAAGTTCAAATTTAATAAGCTGCGTAACGCCCCCGAAATTTCGGCGCGCATTATTCCGCTGGCACCGGGCGTGAATCTCAATTCCCTTGTTTGAGGGTTTAAAGCGTTATCTGTAATTTTTAGAGTAACGTAAAAATTTAATCGAGATAAAATATTTACGATAGCTAAAAAGAAAGGACTAAAAACGCTCCACGTTTTATCGAATGTTGCGTAAGCAAAACCGCCCGATGTAGAAATATCTAAAATTGTAAAGTTTTCTGTTAACCCGCTTTCAGTTATTACCTGAACAACCGCGCCAACTTCATAACCGGGAAAAATAATAGTTTCGCCCATAACATTAGTTCCGCACTTGATTTGATAATAGGTGCCGTTCCAATCGCTTTGCGTTGCCAAATCTTTGTAATCCTGCCTTTGCATTATAATTACAACGGGATTAAAAGCCGCAACAACATTAACGTCTAAATCAATGCTTCCCGTATCAGGTGGCAAAACTACATTTCGCAAAAATACAGACGGATATAAAATAAAAATTAACGTATCAATCGTAACATTTGAACCCGTTATATTAATTATTTCAGCTTCGATATATTGACTAACCGAAAACAAAACGAAAACTTTATCCCCTACGTTTAAATCACCGGGACTTGTATAAAAAAACTGAAAATATACGGGATTAAATGTCGATTGAACAAAAGTTGCGGGGGTTCGAATTCCCCTTTGTTGAAGTACCGAATTTATATTAGATATTATTTCCGTTGCCATAAATTTCCGTTTTTGCGCTCTTTACAAAATCCAAAATTAATCTTTTACTTAATTGCTCAATTCTCCCGTCATTGATAACATCGTTTATTATTCCTGTGGGCTTATTCATTCCCCGAAAGTTCTTTCCTGTTCTGTGCAATAAATCCCCTTGTCTATGAATTTTTCGAGCGATTAAAAACGCTAAAGTTTCTTTTTTGATATTATCGCGTGGAATTATTCCCTTATCGTTTATCCATTGTAAAATAATTCCCTTTAAACTTCCGTTACCGCTTCCCGTTGTTTTCTTTCGTCCGTATTCAAGCCCATAAATAAAAGCCCGCCCGTAAAGTTTATAAGAGTTTAAAGTATATACCGAATTTAAACTTTCTTTTGTTTTTCCGCTTGCAGTTGTACCCGCCGCATCCAAACTTTTACGTAAGTCCGAAATTAACTTTTTATCAAAATCTTCTAAAGTTTTTTTATCCAGCGATAAACTCATTTTAATCTAATAAAATCGTTAAACAATTTTCTAAAGTAAATTGAATTGAATCGGGGTTTGTAACCGTTACCGAACGCGTACCAATTAAAGCCGCAATATTTACCGAAATGTTTATTTCAATTTCAGTATCGGAAATAAAATCGGTTGAATTAATTGTAATTAAAGTTCCGTTTATTTCAATCGTTGCGCCGTCAACAAAACCGCTTCCATTAATTGTAAAACTTAATGTTTGCCCCTGATAAATCGAAGTTCCAACAATCGAAGTTATAACAGGATTCGAAAAGTAAAACGGCGGTTGTGGACAAATTGCTTCTTCGTGAATTAATTTAACTTGAAATTGCAAAACAACGCCCGTTAAATTTTGATCTAAGAAATTAAAAACATCATTTAAAGAAACTTCGAAAACTTCGGAAACTTCGGGATGAGAAATTAAATTAGTGATAAATTGATAAGCAATTAAACGCCGCGTTTCAATTATTTCGTTATGCTGGTCCTGTGTGAATTCAGGTTCGGACTTATCGCAAAATAAAATAATAGGCGAATACTGTTCGTTAATTTGTGCATACTTTGAAACCCGAAGAAATTTAAAATCTATCGGTTGATCCATAAAAACGCACGGCAAAACAACTTTATCCGCTTGCACGTTTTGAAGCCATTTTGGACCGCTATAAAACAAGCCCGCGCCCATTATCGGGTTTGAACAACTTTTTAAAATTTCAAATATTCTCATTTGTTTATTTTTTATGTTTTCGTTCGTGTTCTTGCATTATTAACTTTTCGTATCGTTGGTTAAATTTCCGAAGTTCTGAGCGCATTTTAAAAGTTAAATTAACTTCATACATCGATAAATCCATTACCGCGCTAAACCTCAACGGGTCCCCCTCTGCGAGCGAATAAATCGTGCCGAACTTACCAAATTTCTCCAGCTCTTTAATTCCAGCGCGGGTTTCGAGTTCGGAATATCCTTCATTGCTTCCCGTTGTTTTTGAACTGAAATTTGCAATTTGTTCAAAAAAAAAGCCGAAACAGGATAAGCAATATAAACAGGCATATTCATTACCTCGTTGTTTGCAATATCTTCAATGTCCTTTCGAGCTTCTATTTCGCGGTCCCGAAACTTTCCTTTGTAAATCATACTTGCAAGCATCAAAGGTATTTTTTCGCAAAAGTTAGTGGATTCGTTCGAAATTGTTTTTTCGAAAATTTCCATACAACCGTAATTCATTAATCCCGGATCGATTGAAGTTTTATAAACGTTTTCCCCGCACTTAAACTCTTTCGGGGTTAACCATTCGTCCTTATCTAATTTAGTTTGTAAAATAAAGTTATAAGCGGGCGCGGCTATTTTTGTAATCGCTTCAAAAGAATAATCTAACAATTCAGATTTATCTAAAGTTGAAACAATCGAAGCGAGCGTTACTAAATCTTTTTCATCCCCGTTCGCCCATTGCAGCAAATCGATTGTTTGCCCTACGGTTAAATCCTCCCAGCTTCCAGCGATTAAAATAGTTTTTCCGTTAATTTCAAAAGGTAAATTCATAAAGTTTTGTTTATCGTTTTCCGGGTGTTGTAATAAATGATTCTTTTGTTTTTTTTCCTACTAATCCCGTAACCCCGTAACGAATCGCATCTAAAGCGTGATTGAAACGGTCTACGGGTTTATTGATTGTTTTGCCTTGTTTATCTATTTGCCAAATGTAATTCTTTATTTCTTTTTGAATGTTCGGGCTTCGAACTAAAAAAACAGGGTATTGTTTTATTTTTTGAATTCCCTGAATAATTGAATCGGGACCTTTAACAGTTGATTGAATATTGAAACCGCTGGTTAGAATTTCTTTAATTGATTTCGGTTCGGCGGAATCCGCAAAGATTGTATCATTTCTTTTTATACCCGCTTCGCTCATTCGCTTGCAAATTTCGGGGTTTGTTAAACCATAATCATAAATAAGCTCCTGAATATAAATTGCGCCCTCTGAAATTCTAATATGAACGAGCGCACTTGGATCATTTGTAAAACCAAAATCGAGCCCGTAACATTCCATTTTAAAGTTTTCGGGCATAACGTCGACCGATTGCCAATTTTCGAAAACCTTTCCACGTTTACCGCCGCCCCAAAATCCGAAAACATCGGAACGCGCCGCTTCGGGATCGTCTTTTATCATTCGTTCCAAAACTCGAATGTAATCGGGGTGCAAGTTTTTAAAATTATCTTTATACGTTGCGTGAATTAAAAGCGTGTCTTCGGGTCTAACTTTATCGTGAAATTCAGACTTTAAAAAACAATCTTCGTTATCCGTGTTATAAGTAAAAATTATTTCGAGTTCCGCACCTTTTACCGAACGCAAACTTTTATCCAATTTATCGAAATCGTCTTTATTAACTTCGTCCGCTTCTTCAATCCAAACAAAAGTTGCTTCGGTTATCGATTTCATTTTAGCCGTTGAATTTCCCGAAGCCGCCCGAAATCCTTTTGCAAAAATTCGATTCCCCGTTTTCAAATGGGTAATTTGCATTGTATTTTCTAAAATATGAAAATCGCTTTGAAGTTCTTTTTCCTCGATTATATCGATAATTTGTTGAAAGCTCGACCCGCGAATATCTGCGAAATGTTGACGGGCTAAAATCCCGCGAAAATATTCGGGGCTATAAAGTTTCGTTATAGCGTATTGCGCGACCTCGAACGACCTTCCAGCCCCGCGACCCCCGAATAGGTGTTTATATCGTTTCTTTTGGCGGTATAAATCGACGTATGCGGAATTAACTTGCAGGGCTTTCATTCATATTTTGAAATATAACGCGCAACGGTTCGCCGTCTTTTCCTGTGTGTTCGAAACTTTGAACGGCTTTCCCGTGTGCGGAATCCATTAATTCCTTAAAAGCCTGTGTATCCCCCTCTCGCGCTTTTTTAATTTGAGCTAAAGTAATAATATCTTGTTGCTCTAATTTTTCAGTTACGCCCGTGATCGGGTTTTTTATTTCCTGTTCGACTTCCAGCCATTCGCGAACGATTGTCGCCCTGTTGCGGCTCCCTTTCGGGCGTCCGTTTTTTTCGGGCTGGTATTCCGAACTAAACTTTTTTAGATTATCTAATTTATTTGCCATATCTCGTTTTTTTCACGTTTTACGCAAAGAAATAAAATCGGTTATTTTAGAGCGCAAGGATCGGAATCGAACCGTCTATTTCAATGCTGGTCGCATCGTGTTTATCCTTATTAACTTCTTGCGCTTGTATTTTTTTGGGGTATGGTTTTTTTAATGATTCACACAAAGGTATTAATGATTTAATTAACGGATAAATATATTTTCTTTTTCCGCTTCGTTTTCGTGTTTCTAATTTTGATAAAAATTCTTTTGGATATTCGTTTAATGTTCTATCGTGTCTCCATTGTCCCTTATAAAAAAAATCCTTTCCACTACTTTCATTTTCTCCTACAAAATACCAATTAGTTGCCTGATAAATTGTACCATAATGATTTTGCCCTTTATCTGAATATGAAATAAGAAGTTTAACGGTTGGATTTTGTTTTTTTATTAATTTCATTGCAATACTCATAGCTTTTGAACTACTTTCTTGTTTTCCATTTAAAGCCATTCTTGTTAATTCTAAATATTGACCATAATTTAATTTATAAGGTTTTCCCATATTTGCTGATGCACCACCACCAAATAAAATAACGCCACACCATTCATTTTTATCGTTAAAAACTGAATAACCAAAATATTGAGCTGGAACAACTTTTGAATAATGAAAATTTAAACAAGCGTATTTAACGGCTTTATTTGATGCAATTTCTAATCTCATATTTCGCCCGCGCTAACTGAAAAATAAGCTCCTTTGTATTTTCGATCTAAAAGTTCCTGAATATCTATTTCCGCTTTTTGTAATTGTTCAGGGCTTTCAAAAGTTATTTTTAAAGTTGCTGGTTTGTTTTTTTCATCTCCTATTAAATCTTCATAGTTTGGCTCATTCATAAAAATTGGCAAATCTAAACCCCACGTTTCGAGTTCTTCGGAATCCCAATTTTGCGCTAAATCCTGAAAATCCCATTCGCCAAACCCGATATTATCTTTTATAATAAATTCGCGTTGCTGGGCTTCGGTTAATTCGCTTGCCATTATAACGGGAATTTCTTTTAATTTGGCTTCTTTGCACGCTTTTAAACGCATATTTCCACCAAGTACAATATTATCCTCATTAATAACAATCGGGCGAATTTTAAGCATTTCGGGAAATTCCTTAATTGAATTAACCAGCTTTAAAAATTTATCGTCTTTTATTATTCGGGGGTTGTTTGGGTTCGGTTTAATTTCCGAAATTTTATAAAGTTTAGTTTCGATCATTAAACAAAGTTAAATAAAAAAAGCCGAACGAATTAACGCCCGGCTTTTCGAAACTAAGTGTAACCCCTTACACGCTCATTCAAAACCTCGAAACAAATATAATTTAATTTTCGATTGCAGCGCGGTTTAAATAATTTTCTTCGGGGAAAACTTCTATTTGTACTTCGCAATAGTCGAAGTTAATTAATTCGCTATCAGGGTTTCCGTTGCAAAAAAAGTAATTTATTTCAATGTGTATTCGATCCGATATTTTTTTAAATTCCGAATCTGAGTTAAAAAGGAAATCAATTCCTAATTTATTAAATGCAAGTGCTTTAATTCCAATGTCGATTTTATCCTCGTCGAATAAATCGGTTAGGTTACAGTTCCAATTTTGGAGCTGCTGGATAAGCTCAACCTTCGTGAAAGTCAAAGTTTGTTTTGTGTACCCTTTCATAGTTCAAATGTTTCGGGTTTCGGTTGCATTCCTAAATTATCGATCGTTTCGGGCGAATCGTTCCAGCTACAAATTAACTTTTCGTTTGCGGTTCGGAAATCTGAATAAAGCACGTTTAACGGGTTCGGGTTTCCGTGTTTCGAAATTATTGTTTCGTCCCTTCGGATTTCGCAGCGGGTTGTTAAAAATTCAATCATTGCGTTATGATCTAAAAAATCAAAGCCGTTTTTTTTCAGGGCTTCCCGAATTCCGTTTTCTACAAATCGGGTGTACTGTTCGTGGGTTGAATTTAATATTTCAATTGCATCGGGATTGTCTTTCAATTTAGTTTTTAGAAGATCGTTCCCGTAAATTTCGGCGGTAAATTTTAATGCGCCTTTAATTTTTTCGCGTTTGTTGAAGTTTGGTTTTGCTTTCATATTGTTTTATTTAGTTTATTATACGAAGTTTTTTAGCAACTATAAGATAGTTGTGCCCAATGCTAAACGACAGCATCGTAAGTTTGGACAAATATTTCATTCTTGACAGGGTAGTATTTGCGAACCTTATCAAATGGTTCTTTGACAATCCAATCGGAAATATTTACATTCATTTCGCCTTCGGAAGTTTGAATGTAAAGTTGTTTGATATGCCAATTCCAATAAGTTTCCGCATCAGGTATATTTGGAATTTTAACATCAATCGGATTTTCATTAGGGTTTTTGCTTAATGAAATTAAATCCTTTTGCATCTGTTTTGTAAATTGAAACGCAACTATTTCAATTGGTTTTTTTCTGAATTTTTTAAACATATTGTTTTTTTTAAGAATTGACTAATTGAATTGTAATAATTTGACCTTGCATAAAAATATTATCATTTTTACATTCGACTTGAATTATTTTTTCATTGCTATAAATTATATCTCCAAAATATTTATCATTTTTATAATATTTTCCATTTTTAAATGAATGTTTTGGATTTTGAAAATTATTATTACATTCCATAGAATAACTATTAGGAATAAACATTTCGCAAGATTTAGGTTTTTTGTTTTCTTTTGACATAGTATTTTTTTTTTAAAATGGTAATTCTCTATCGACTTCGTAAAATGATTTATTCGGCTGCAAATTAGATTTTATTTCTTGAAATTGATTTTGGCTTTCATTCATTCCAAAAAAACTGCTCATTGTGGAATTGTGCCGAAAACCTACGGAACCCGTCGCGCCTTGTCGGTGTTTTTCGAATAGTAAAAATATTTCATTTGTGTAAGGTGCGCCCGTGTCCTCGTTTTTTAAATCGTAATATTCAGGTCGCCAAATAAACGCGACGGTATCTGCGTCTTGTTCAATGGAACCCGATTCGCGTAAATGTGAAAGGGACGGTTTTTTGTCGGTTGTTTCCTCGCATTTTCGGTTTAACTGAGCTAAAACAATAAAGGGAATATTTAATTCCTTTTGTGCCGCTTTCAATGTGCGGGATATTTGCGAAACTTCCGCTTCCCTGTTACCCCCTTTAAACCCTTCTAAGGTCATTAACTGCAAATAGTCGATAATTACCCACTGACATTCATTTAAACGCGCGTGTCGTTTTATTATGCGAATTGCTTCATTTACCCCGCATCCAGCTTTATCATAAATTTTAAAAGGTTTGTTTTCAACTATTCCGATTGTCTTTTCGAAGTATGTTAATTCGTCGGGGTTTAACGTCCCGTCCCTTAAAGCCGAAGATCGAATTCTTTCGTTTGAGTTTTGCAAAATTAAACGCTGGGTTAATTGCGATTGACTCATTTCGAGATTGAAATATATTCCGGGCTTTTGTGTTTGCATTCCGAAAAATAAAGCAAGGGCGGTTTTTCCCATTGAAGGACGCGCCCCGATTATAATTAATTCGTTTTGCCAGCCGCCCGTAAATTTATTTACTGATTCAATCCCCGTTTCTAAGCCGCTTGTTTGCCCTGATTTTGCTAATTCGGCGCGTCTATAATATGCCTCGCGTTCGTTTGTTGTGAGTTCGGGCATTTCAACTATCTTTTGAAGTTCGGAACCTTCTTCGGTTAGTTTGGTTAGGCGTTTAATCATTTCCTCGGCTATATCTCGACCGGGTTTCTTTTCGTGTAAACCTATTCCAACCTCGTAATAGATTTTCGTAATATTTCGCGTTATTAAGGCGTTATGAAGGGTTTCTATTATTTCGGGGATGTTCTCGTTATAAGTTACGTTTTGACTTGTTTTAAGAGCTTCGGCGTATTCATCCATTGAAAAGGATTCCGAAGATTTCCACGCGTTCAAAAGTGAAACGGGATCGGGTCGTTTATTTTCGTCATTTATTTTTTTTATAAAATGGAATGTCTTTCGGCAAAGGTCGTTTTCAAAGTGGTGCGGTCCGATTTGCGAAATGATTTCTTTGTAAATTTCATTCGGGCTTAAAAGTATTCCGATTAAAGTTTTTTCGATTTGATCGTTGGGGTTATTCATAATAGATTTTAGATTTTGAAGGGGTTTTGATTTCGTATTTGCCAGCGTTTTGAGTGTTTCCAATCCATTGTTGCAATTTATTTTGGATTCCAAAATTTCTTTGGTGGTTTAATTCTATTCCGCCGTCCTTGTGCGGGGTTGAATAATAGTTAATGAAGTCTTTATAAAGAATTTCAGGATAACCGCTATTCGGGTGTTCTTCCTTAAATTTATTTATTCGCTCTGTAAATTCTTCGGGGCTTGCTTTCACAAACCAATTATGCAAACCTAAATTAGAACTTTTTGAAACTTGATTTTCATTTTCTGCAAAAAAGTCTTTATTGTTTATATTGTCTATATCCTCTTTAATAGTCTTATGATTATGGGCGTTGCTTTCGCCTTGCTTTTTCTTTGCTTCGGCTTTGCTTTGGTTTTGCTTTGGACTTGCTTCGGTAAATTTTACCAACCCAAAAATGTTGCATTGATATTGATTTTTGCTTTGAACTACTATTTTAATTAAACCGTTTTCAACTAAAATATCGAGATTCTTTTTATAAGTTTTATAATTAGAAACACCGACCGCGCTAATTATCTGAGTTGAACTAAGCCCGAAGGATTCCTTCCAGCGTAATTCATTTGCAACGTTTAAAATATAAAAATAGATTGCCGTTACCGTTGGGTTATTTTTCTCAGGATTATTTAAAGCCCAATTCCAAAAGCCGTTAAAATACTCAAACATAACCTACAAAATCAAAAATATTACGATCTAAATCTAAAGCAGCATCTAAAATAAAATGCTCCATTAATTCAATTTTCATCTTATTATTATTATCGGGAAAATCATTATTTAAATCTCTTAATCTTCCTTGAATGTAAACTCTTTTAAGTAATACAATCAATTGTTCTTTGTTTAGGTCTTCAAGTTTACATTCCATTTTTTTAAAATTAAAAAAGCCCATTAAAAGCTGCGGTCGAAGCGGAACGATTTTCATTCCTCGCAGCCCTCAATGGGCAAAATGTTTTTAGTTGCATTCGGGCTTCGACCTCCAAACGTTTTACAAATATAGCCTTTTTTCAATTACAACCTTTCAATTCACAAATAATTTTTCCGTGAACTACTTTCGCGTGCTGGCATTTACCCGCCCGAATATCGTAGTAATTAAAATCGCATTCGAGTTTCCACATTTG